GGCTATCCTCAACTTCCAGATGATATTGGTGACAATACATCACCAGAAGCTTTAGAACAATATCGGACAGACAACGAGCTTATAGGTTTTTCTGATCCGAATAAAAAATATCCACAGTATCCAAATGAAACATCTGGTCATACTTTAAATGAAAGTGATGTAAATCGTCTTGCAAGAGGAGATGGTAATTACACTCATAGAATTTTAGAACAAAAAAGAACTGCAGCAGAAAATTTTAAAGAAGTAGAAACTGCTACTGCTGGTAACTTTTATATGCCATATGAGAATAGTACCAACTTTACAACGTATCCTTACAACCATGTTTTTGAATCTGAGTCTGGTCATATAAGAGAATATGATGATACATTTAATGAAGAGAGAATACAAGAATATCATAGGTCTGGAACATTTTATGAAATTGATTCTGGCGGAAATAAAGTAGTTCATATTGTTGGAGATAATTATGAATTTATTGCTGGTTCGGATTATGTAAACGTAAAGGGTGATGTAAGTATAACAGTTGAAGGTAATGCTGAAGTCTTAGTTAAAGAAGACTATAACATAAGATGTAAAAATTTAAATATAGAAGTTGAAAACAATTTCAATACTATTGTTACTGGAGATACTACACAATTATATAAAAGTAAGCTTATAACTACAGCAATGGGAGCTGTGTCTAATGTATATAATGAAACTTTTGATAATATTGTTGTTGGTGCTGTTACAGACACTTACGGTGCAACAATAGATCGTTCTATTACTGGAGCTGTTACTGAAAGATTTGGTTCTACAATAGATCGTTCTATAATTGGTATTCAGACTGATATACACGCTGCGGCATACACTATCAATTCTACAGAGGGTGGATTTAATATTAATTCTGTGGATGAAATAAAATTATTTTCAACAGAGGTAGATTTAAAAGCTTCCAGTGGTATAACATTAGATGCATCTGATATTAATCTTAACTCTGGTACAAAGGGTGCTGCTCGTTTAGATGATACTGCAGTTGGAACAGATACAGCTGGACTTGGTGCTGGAACAGTTAATAGTACTATTAATTCAGCTTCTGCAACTGTGAAGATTGGTTCAGCTGATCCAGGCATTGGTGATATTGCAGTTGACGCATCTGAATTAATTGTAACAGATATAACTAAAGTAATTGAGAATGGTGAAAATATTGTAGAAGAAGAAGAGTTAATAGATGCACAAGGAACTCTTAGAACTGAAGAAGGTGGTACTGGTGGTTATGCTTCAAATGCTGAAGGTGACTATCCAATTCCAATACTATTAACAGCTCCTAATAGAGAAGAAACTAAAGCTCTTGTTGAAGAAAAGGGTGTTGACCCTACAGGGTTTAGTGCAGCTGAGGAAAAACAAACTCTTAAAGATACTACAGAAACATTTGATGTTTATTATCCAGAGCTGGCTGACAGTGAAGAAGGTAAAGAAGTAATAAACAACGAAGACCCTCAAAGCTTTGAAATAGGAGAGCCTCTTCCACCTGTGACTGCAGGTACAGAAGATACAAATCAAAATCAATATAGGTCATACTTAGGAGTTTCGACACAAGGAAAAGTATCTGGTGATGTATTTGTTGAAAGTGAAATTACAGATGAAATAAGGAAACAATATTCTAACAAATATTTTCCAGACAATTATCGTATACGACAACTTAGAGGAAGACCTAGGCTTAAAATTAAACTTAATGCTGGAGTAACAATAACAGGAACAAAACCAGAGATGCTTGCTATTGCTGAAAAGGTTGCTTTTGATTTAGGAAAACAATTAACTATTAATTCTGCTTTTCGTTCCTCTAGTAGCCACAATGCAGCATATAAAGGAACAGGAAAAAGACCACCAAAAGGTTCAAAGCATTTAATTGGAGAAGCTTTAGATGTTCGTATGGTAGGTACAACTACTGCTGAAAAAAGAGAATTTGTAAAACTAGCTATAAAACATGGTGCACAAGCTTTTGGTTTTTATGGTGGACGTTTTATTCATATGGACTTGGGCCCAAAGCGACATTGGGGTTCAATTCCTAATTATGTAAGAAGTACTTTAAAAGAAGGAAAAATTTCACCTTATAAAAAGGGTTAGTGTTGTATTTAAACTTATAAATAAAACTAAACTAGGAGTCTATATAAATGTCAATTTATGACGCACAATTAAATAACAGTTCAGATCGTGGCGTTAGGCAATATGCAGACTTGGATTTATTCTTTGGAAAAAAATCTTCTGATCGCGATATTAATGAAGTGACAGATGTTCAGGCTGTAAAAAGGTCTATTCGTAATTTAGTTTTGATGAATACTTATGAGAAACCTTTCCATCCAGAAATTGCTTCTGGTGTTAGGGATATGTTGTTTGAACTTATGACTCCAGTTACTGCAGCAGTTCTTGCAAGACAAATAGAAAATGTAATTGAAAATTTTGAACCAAGAGCTAGACTTGTTGGGGTTAGAACAATTCCAGATTATGATAGAAATTCTTATTCAGTCTCAATAGAATTTTATGTCGTAAACACTCCTACTGAACTAGTTGATTTAACAATATTCTTAGAAAGATTACGATAATGGCAAAACTACAGGTAACAGAATTAGACTTTGATGATATTAAAGATAACTTAAAAACTTTTCTAAAGGCACAAACAAAATTTAAAGATTATGATTTTGAAGGTTCTGGTATGAGTGTTCTTCTTGACACTCTTGCATACAATACTCATTACCTTGCATTTAATGCTAACATGGCTGCCAACGAAATGTTTTTAGATTCTGCAGCTTTACGTTCTAGTGTAGTATCTCATGCAAAAATGTTAGGTTATGAAGTAACTTCTGCAAGAGCACCTATAGCATATTTAAATGTAATTGCTACAACTAGTGATGCTACACTAACAATGCCTGCAGGAACTTCCTTTAGTGGTTCAGTGGGAACAACAAGTTATTCTTTTGTAACAATATCTGATATTACCAGTACTAACTCTGGTGGTAGTATTACTTTTGCAAATGTTCCTGTATATGAAGGAACTTACGTTACATCAACTTATACGGTTGATTTATCCGATGCAAGTCAAAGATTTTTATTAACAGATGATCGTTCAGATATATCGACTCTTACAGTACAAGTTCAAAATTCTATTTCAGACACAGAAACAACTAGTTATAGTAAAGCCACTGACATTACTCAATTAACAGATAACAGTCCTGTTTATTTTTGTCAAGAAGCTGAAGCAGGAAAATATGAAATTTATTTTGGTGATGGTATAGTGAGTAAAGCTTTAGTAGATGGTAATATTGTAACTTTAAAATATATTGTTACAAATAAAACTGAAGCTAATGGTGTAGAAGCTTTTACATCTCCATCTTCTATTGGTGGAGCTACAGCCATTTCAGTACAAAGTTTGGCTCGTGCTGAAGGTGGTTCAGAACCAGAATCTATACAATCAATAAAATTAAGTGCACCCCTTGACTATGCATCTCAAGGTCGTGCAGTAACTTTAGAAGATTATAAACTTTATGTTAAAAAATTATTTCCAACCACCAAAACTGTTTCGGTTTGGGGTGGTGAAGATGGAAGTTATGATACAAGTTTAGGTGTTTCATCTACACCAGCATACGGAAAAGTTTTTATATCAGTTAAATCTACTACTGGAAAAAATTTAACATCAGTTCAAAAAACAAATCTTGTTTCTGCTTTAGCTCCATTTAAAGTTGCTTCAATTACACCTGTAATTGTTGATGCTGAAACTACAAAAATTATTTTAACTGTTACTGCACAATATAATAAAAATGCTACAACATTATCACCATCAGAATTACAGACTAATATTTTAACAACACTTAGAAATTATAATGATACTACATTACAAATTTTTAATGAGCCATTTAGACATTCAAAAGTAACATCCTTAATTGATAATACAGATACTTCTATATTAAATAGTACTGCAACTGTCAATATTAGTAAATTCTTTACTCCAGAATTTTCAACTGAAAAGTCTTATAGTTTAAACTTTGCTAACAAAATATATCACCCTCATGGTGGTCATAATAGAAATGCTGGTGGTGTATTAAGTTCAAGTGGGTTTTATTTAACTCCAGAAACTAGATTTAATATAGGTCAAGATGTTAGTAGAGAGTATTTTTTAGACGATGATGGTGATAATAATATTAGAATATATTATCTTTCTACATTGGAAAGAATTTATAGTTCAGAGTTTGCAGGAAAGATTGATTATCACACTGGAATAGTAAGCTTATTTCCTATGAATATTTTAAGTATTTCAAATATAAGTGGTGTTTCTTCTACAGAAATTAGAATAGATGTAATACCAGATTCATATGATATTGTTCCTGTTAGAAATCAAATATTAGAGTTAGATTTAGTCAATAC